AGCAGAACCAAGAGCCTTCTGGGCCAGGTGAGACGAACCGACATGACCGGCACGACTTTAGCATCGGTTCACCGAAGTGGCAAACCCCTTTATGGGTGCAGAATTTGCAGTCAAACCAGGACGGGCGGCCGCTGCCGATGCGCTTGGGAGGGGTCTTACTGTGGACGATCCGCGTTGCCCTCGCCAAAAGGGTCTCGCCGACTTCGGCCCCCGCGTATGCGACATACTCAACATGGAGGTGCTCATCATTCTTGTTGACCGCCATGTAGATGCCGTGCTTGATGCCGCGCTTGTGCATATAGACTTGCATCTGCGCCCAGTGCTCAGGCTTGGCGTGCCTGAGCCCCTCGCCGTGCCCATGCAGAGCGAACGCTTCGAGCAGCTTCTTAAACGACTTGTCATTGTGAGTTTTGAACTCGCAGAGCGCCTCGCTGTCGAGCGTCGGGATGTTGGTCGCAATGCCGTCGAGCGACCCGCCGAAGTGACCGTCAACGTCCAGAATGCGCCACTGCTTGAGGGCAACGCCACGCGACGCCGCGCGCTCGATATGGTAGGGGTCCTTGACGGCCTCGAATGTCGTCCCCAAGAACGACACGTCGTCCCAGTCGAGGGCGTGGTACTCGTCAGTCTTCGCGCTCCACCAGAGGCATTGCGCGAACTCGTAGACGGTCGCGCCGAGCATCTCCAGGTACTTGACAAACCGCGGCTCTTCGAGATGACCTCGGTTGAACAGCCTGAGCATGCGCCCGTCGAAATCCGGGCGCGAGGCGTGGCGGAATCCATACCAAAGTTCACGGTCGCAGGCCCGGCCGATCATCGAGCCGCCGAGGTGGTCGCGGAACGAGTTATCGGAGGCGAGTTTGACTGCGTCATCAATGAGCTGGATCAGCGGGTGCGGTTGATGCGTCATGGGTTCCTCAGAACGAAAACGCCCGCACAGAGCAAGGTCATGTGCGGGCGCAGGGACGTCTAACTGGTGCAGTGGAGGATGCGGTCAGACGTCCCAAGCCGGCTCGCGGGTGTCGGTCGGGCGCATCAGCCAGACCACGCTGAGGGCGACGAGCTTGGACAGCACCATGATGACGAAAGTGCCGGTGTGCATGAACCCGATCCCAAGCAGGAACACCGCGGTATCGACCGGGACCGCAAAGAGCGAAGATATCGCCACCCGCTGGTGGAACGGTCGCTTGGTCGCCGAGTAGACCGCCCAGTCGATGAGCTCGGACGCCGCGAAGGCAGCTGCCGAGGCGAGGGCGACATGGGGGTCGGCCAGGAAGTAGGAGGCGAATGTCGCGACGATCATGCCGACCAGGACGAAATGCCCTGATGCCCGCTGGGCGAAGTCGCGAATAATGAAGACGCCACCGACGAAGATCGCCATGGGTGCGAACATGCCGAGCGGGGTCGGGATCGGCGGGACGTAAGAGAAGCCGATGTTGACCAGGACCACGGACGCCACATAGGCGAGCATGGCAAGGGAAAATATCTTGTGCATGGGTGGTACCTTGGATCAGAGTTGACCTTGGGGACGATTCCCCAAGGTCGCGATTGCGGTGGTCAGATCACTGACCGCGCATCCACGGCGGCGCTTCCTCGCTGGCGCCGCCGGCAGGCGGGGGTGGGGGCGGCGGGGGATTGGCCCCAGCGGCCGGGGGGGGGGGGGGCAGCGACGCGAGCCCGGAGGTCGGCCTCGGAAAGCACCTCGCTGCCCATGAAGAAGTAGCCCGACGCGCTCGGATGCGGCGCCCAACCGGCAGGCGGGAACGCAGCTTCGGCCGGGGGAGGCGGAGGCGGGGGAGGCGGAGGCGGGGGATTGGCGCCGCCCTGCTGCCCACCCTGCTGACCGGCCCACTGCGGCGTGCCGCCACCCTGCGCGTTGCCGGCGAAGCCCGGGGGCTTACCGTTGACGTCCAGATAGCCGCGCACGTCGTTGGTGTCCCGGGTCGGGTCGTCGCCGCGAGGCTTCTTGACGACGATGACGGTAAACGGGACGCCATGCAGCTGATCGGTGGAAGTGATGTTGAGGCGACCGGTGACGTGGCAGATGGCCGAGAGCGTACCGTAGGCGATTTCCTCGGTCTGCGCCTTGTTCTGGCCGTGGTTCACGATGTTGAGCCGATCGAAAACCTTGCGACCTTTGAACTCGCCGTCAAGAATCTGCATCTCGAAAATGAGCTGCTTTCCGGGCGGGTTGCTGGAGGTCGGCTTTTCCTCAGACCCGACGATCTGGACAATGTACTTGCCGGACGGTACCGGCTCCGGGGCGGTGTTCGGGGCGACCGCGGTCGCATTGAAATTGATCTGAACCATGAAAGGTTTCCTCTTGTTGAGAACGTCGATACTACTCGGTCAATACGTTTACGCACCGAGAATCTTGCGGATCACCTTGCCTAAATTGGGCTCCTCGACAGGATCAAGTCGACCCGACCTGTCCTTTGCATCGTTCGAGAAGTCGGGCTGCGTCCGAAGGAAGCGGTACTGCTTGCCATCGGGGGTATTGCCAATGTCGAGCTGAAACACTTCGTCCGGGAAATAGGGCATGGCCTGCCCCATCTTGTTGCCGGGCATCATCGGCTGGTTCAGCAGAGCGCCGGTTTCGGTCTTGACCCGCTCCTGCTTGGCGCTCATGTAGACATGCTTGCCCGGGAGGTCGCGGAACTCCTTGATGACCTTGGTCATGTCCTTTTGCATGTCGCCATACACCGCGCGACCATCGCTGACCTTGGCCGCCGCCGCGACCAGGACGCGCTCGGCGATTTCCGAGATCGAGTCCAGGCACACCGTTTCAAACATGCGCGCTTCGTGCGAGCTCGACACCCACCGGTAGGCCTCGCGCAGGTCGTCAATTGACCGGATCTCCCAGAACGGCAGCTTGGCCCACGCCAGCGACAGCAGGCCCGACTCCGCCGATAGGATGACCGGGTTGGGGCAGGTCGAGCAAAGCACGGTCTTGCCGACACCCGCCTTGCCGTACACCAAGATTTTGACACCCATGTTTTTGCCGTAATTGTGGGTCGACTTGAGCTTGGCGAGCGACATCAGAATGCCTTCCCGCCGACCGCGCGCCGGGCTTCGAGCGCATGGTCAGCGCGCTTGGCGTTGTAAGCCATCTTTTCTTCATAGGCGCCGAGCAGGTCATACTCGAAGCGAATGCAGTAGGACATGACCATGCGAATTACTTCGCTCAGGTCTGAACCAAGATGGTGATGCGTTTTTCTTGAAGCTATCGGAACGGCGTAGTCGAGCTTCGAGACGTTTGCATGGATCATAAAGATCGCTTCGCCCCGGTTGTCAGGGAAAGGACAAGGCGCGCTGAAGTCGTAGAGCTCGCAACCCCATGCGCCGGCGCAGTCGAGCAGGCGGATCATCGTGTCCGCCATTTCGACCTCAGCCATCTTGCGATGCGGCAGGTGGTCGTCCATCTTGGACTTGCGTTCGCCTTCGAGCGCTTCGCTCAACTCACTGTGGACGAGCGCCAGGATCTCGAAAGGGTTGCGCTCGATGCGCTCGCCAGTGTGGGGGTTGACCCACCACTTCTGGTTGGCCTCATGCACGCGCGCGGCCGCAGCGTTCAGATCGAACGCTCGGAGGGTCTCGATCGTTGTTCCCATGGGGTCCTCTGATGTTTGGCGGCGAGCGCTCGACCGCGCGCGGCGAGGCTTGCTTCGTAGCTTCGGATCGCCGGAGCAAGCGAAGTGGCGGGGTTGTACCAAAGAGGTAGGTCGGGGTGGTTGTAACCCCCTGTATTGAGGCTCCACTTGACCTTTTTGAGGGCGTGGGCAAGCTTCGGGCTCGCCCACGCCGCTTCGCACAAAGCTTTGATCTCGGCCGGTGACATGCCGTCACCAACGCATCGAGCTGGCGACCTTGATCTCAAGGCTGGGCGCGCCGGGCTTCTCGGTGATGAAGGGGGAGACCTTCTTCATGTCGTCATCGTCGAGCTTGCGGTAGGTCGACCCGTTGACCTTAGCCGACCAGGAGACGACCTTGTCGGCGAGCTCGTCGGGCAGGAGCTTTGCTTTGATCGCCGCGAGCCAGCCTGGACGATCGACCGAATAGTTCAGCTTGTGATCACCGACGAGCGCGAGCTCTTCACCGTCCGCATCACGAATGCCGAGCTTGACCTTGTTGGTCCCGGGGACAGGAACCTTGAAATTCGCGGCAAACATCGCCTTGCGAAAGGTCAGCTCGATTGCGGCCCACTGGCGCGCCGCCCGCTCGGCCTCACGCCACTTGGCAATTTGCTGGTCGACAGGCAGGGCGAGAAATTCGACTTCGGTCATGAGGGGGTTCCTTCTTTGCAATTTGCGTTGCCAAACTACTCGCGCTAAGGTCATGTGTCAAACGCATAATTCGGATCCGCGACCCGCGACCGACCAGCCGAATGGAACCCCCAGAATGCTCTTCGACAATATCCCCGCCGAACTTAAGGCGCTGCGTCAGTGGGTTATCTGGCGTTTTGTTGTTCGCACCAACGAAGATGGCGAAACTACACTTACGAAACCTCCATTCTCGCCCAACAACCCCACCCGGGAAGCGAGTGTAAATGACCCAAGCACTTGGGGGACATTTGCCGAGGCAGTGCAATGCGCGCAGGACCATTATTCATTGGTCGATGGCATCGGGTTTATGTTTACGGCGCAGGACGAATACTTCGGCATCGACCTTGATGACGAGCGCAAAGTTGATGCGGAGCATCTCGACCACAGAAGGCGCGTTGCCACCGACATTCTGACCCGGGTCAAGTCATACGCCGAGATTTCGCCATCGGGGAGCGGCATTCATATCATCGCGCGCGGGCGTTTGCCGGAAGGGGCGTCGGGCAAACGCAACACCAAGTTGCAGATCGAGGTCTACGGGGCGCAACGCTTCTTCACGATGACCGGCAAGGTGTTTCGAGGGCAAACCGAGATCACCGACCAGCAGGCCTTCCTGGACACGTTATACGAAGGGTTCACGCCCGAGGTGCCGCAGGTTGACCTGCCCGACCTGGAGATGTCGCGCCGCCTTGATTTGACCGACGAAGAGGTGATCAGGCTCGCGACCAACTTCCACCCTCAATTCGCCCCGCGGTTCAACGCTCAGGCCGATTGCCAGCCCGGCAAATGGTCGGAGGCGTTCATGATGGTGGTCGGCATGCTCGAACGGTTCACCGGCAAGGTGACCCAAATCGAGCGCATCGTAATGAACGCGCCGATTGTGCTCCAGGCACCGCCGTCGAGCGCAGGCGAGACCCGCATCCTCAAGGCCCAGCGCAACCTGCCCCATGTGTTGCAGCGTGTCCGACAGGGCAACAATGGCGTCATGTACTTCTCGGAGCACGGGCGCAAAATTCTCGAAAACATTGAGCACGAAAAGCTTGCCAAGGCCGCCGAGGCCGCGGAGGCGGTGCGCAAGGCGGAAGAGGCCATTGCCGGCATGAGCAAAGGGTCGGCCTCGATCCTCGGAGCGTTCAGCTTCATCCCGGCCGACATGCTCAAATTGACGCGGCCACCCGGGTGGACAGGGCACTTCGTCAAGGCCACCGAAGACGCGATGTTTAACCCCTTCACCAAGTTCGCCATCCCCGCTACGCTGAGTGTGCTGTCTGCGATCGTGTCGCGCGGCTACAAGCTCCCGAGCGGGCACGGCCTCAACCTGAACTTCATCCTTGCGGCACCCTCGGCGACCGGCAAG